TGTGCCCATTCGGCCGGGGTTTGTCCGCGAGCTGGAGAGCCATGTCGAGAAGTCGTGGGATTTGGCGCAGGCTGGCGATGCTGTCAGTAACGAACTCTGGTCGCCAGAGCTGCGGGCTTTCCTCGATGCAGTTACCCTTAAGTCACTGTTTTTTTCTGAAGACTGGGTGTTCATCATCACGGACTTGGTTTCCTCAAAGATAAGCAGCCTCCCGTGCGTTGTGATGCGCAAGGTTCTGCAAGAGGACGGCACCGAGTCGATTGAGCCCGCGCCGGAGCACCCGCTTAACCAGCTCCTTCTCCAGCCTAACCAGTGGCAGGATTACTCGGCGTGGATGTACAACACAGTGGTCGAGCTGACCCTCATGGGCAATGCGATCATGTGGCACGCGCCGCGGTCGGGGCAGATCCTCACGCTGCCGACTGAAAACATAACCATGGACTTCGACGAGCATGGCCGCGTTACGGGCTATATTGTGGCTTCCGTGCGTGAGGACGGATCCGGCCTGCGGGAGCTCCAAGGAGCCAGCAGCTTCGACCCGAAGACTATCATCCATGTTCGCAGGCCCAATCCCTCCAGCTTGCTGTGGGGATTGTCTCCCTTTGTGCCGGGCCGAAAGTCTGTGCTGTTTAACCGCTATAGTTCGGACTACCTGAACGCTTTCTATCTTAAGCAGGCGACACCCGGACTTGCACTGTCCCTTGACCGGACGGTTAATGAGGACGTTGCGCTGCGCCAGCTTCGGAGCTTTGAGGTCGCGCACCAAGGTCGCAAGAACATGCGCCGGACTCTGATCCTCCCGAAAGGTGTAACGGCTTCACCGCTGACCCATTCGCTCAGCGACCAAAAGCTCATCGACCATATCAACCAAAACCGCGAGACAATCTGTTCGCTTCTGAAGGTGCCCAAGCATGAGCTCAGCTTGCAAACTTCTGGAAGTTTGGGGAGCGAGGAATACAAAGTCGCTCTTAGAAATTTCTGGGAGTCAACGCTCAAGCCGACCATGCGCTTTATATCCGGTGCGCTTACCAAGTTCTTTCAATCCGAGCTTGGTGAGGGGCACTTTTTTAAGTTCGACATTTCAGATGTCGAAGCGCTCAAGGACGACCTTAAGAAGAAAGCGGAAACGGCAGCCGCGATGCTTGCTGCGGGGCTTTCGATAAACGAGGTAAGGCAAGAAGTCTGGCAGAAAGGGCCGGTCGAGGCCGTTGGTTCGGACACTCCCTACGTTCTGGCGCAGAGGGCTTCTGTCACGTTCTCGGCTCCCCAACCTGAGCAGCCGGCCGAGGAGGCACAGAAGGCTTTGCCGACCAAGCGGAAGATAGCCAGCACTCCGCGGGTCGAGAGCTTCCGTGCTTCCATGACGAAGCAGCTTGACGAGGAAGAAGGCCGCACCATTGGCGAGCTGTCCGAAGCTGCGGTGGAGCTTCTTGTGGGTATGGTTGAGGTGGCCCTCGACGTTATTGAGTCATCCGATAAGTCGCTGGTCTTTATGTGCCGGAAGGATCTACCCAGCCGCAGGACCTTGAGCCGGAGGATTGAACGGGCGCTGGCGGCTGAGTTCGAGGAGTCGTGGTCCTCGACGATTGCCCGGACCCTGACCCAGAGCGTAGACCTTGGGTACAATAGCCAGCTCTCTATGGTCTTCAATGAGGAGGCTGTGCGGGAGATCGAGGTACTACGCCAGCGTGATGCGGATAAGCGTAGGGCGAGCCTAACCGCACGCGGCCTTGACTCATTCGCATACCTGAGCCGTACCCAGACTGAGAAAATCATGGGCGAGATTGAAAAGGGGCAGGCTGATAATGAGTCGATCACAAGCATCATGCGGCGGATTGCCGACGTGCTTGGGACACCGGGCCAGCTTTCCGGACGGGCTGAGACGATTGCACGCACCGAGACTCTGACAGCCGTATCGCTTGGGCAGGCTGCCGCGGTCGAAAACGCCAAGGAGGTTATCCCCGGTCTTAAGAAGGCTTGGCTAACTGCCGGTGACGACCGAGTACGGGATTCACACAGGGAGCTCGACGGCGACGTTGTGGATGTTGATAAGAATTTTGACAACGGGCTTCGGCACCCGAGGGACATAACATCGACTGACCCGGCAGAGGTAATCAATTGCAGGTGTACCCTGCTCCTGATACCACCCGGCGAAAAATTGGAGTTACCATGAAGACCAAGAAGATCAATAAAGACCTCACTAAAATTGCCTGCAAGGAAGCCTTTGACGTTAAGCAGGCATCCAATGGCGTGGTAATCGAGGGCTTTGCAAATAAGGCGACCGTTGACCGTGGCGATGAAATCATCACGACCGATGCTTGGGAGCTCGACAACTTTAAGAAGAATCCGGTCATTCTGTTCAATCACGGAATGGACACGCTCGGCGGTACGCCAGTGGGTAAGGCGCTCGAAGTCAGGCAGACGGACGAGGGCCTTTATCTCAAGGTGAAAATGTCCAATAGCCAAGCGCCCGGAATCAAGATGGTCCGCGACTTGGTTGAGGAGCGGATCCTCAAGGCTTTCTCCGTTGGGTTTAACCCCAAGGAGTCGGACGTTGTGCAGACCGACGGCAAGTCAATCCGTAAAATTACCAAGGCTGAGCTTTTCGAGGTGTCGATTGTCGGCGTGCCGATGAATCAGGACAGCCTTTTCGAGCTGTCTGAGAAGGCGCTTGCCACCAAATCCCTTCACCAGCTTAAGGGCGAGATCCTGAAGGCCAAGGGAGCAGAGAAAGCAGCCGCACTGGAGGCCATGTTCCACGACGGTATGGACCGTAAAAAAATCATCAAGGCCGCGGCTGAGAAGGCCGGTGAGACTGTCGAGAATGTGCTGGCTATGCTGGCTGGGGACCTTGCTGTTAGTGATGCCGTCGAAGGATGCCTTGCCGTGGAGATAAAGGCCGCTGGCCTTAAGGAAACTCTGGAGGCAGCCTTGGCCAAGCTGGCCGAGGGCGCGGATTCTGATATGGTTGCTCAGGAGCTCGCTCAAGAGCTTGGAATGGAGCAAGAAGATGAAGAAGACGAAGAAGAAAAAGAAGGCGATGACCCCGGCACAAGCAGCGAAGAGGAAGAAGAGGGCGAGAAGGATAAGACAGGAGACGCTTCAGGCGAGGGCGCAGCAGAGGGCGGTGAGGAAAAAGAGGATGATGCTGCGGGCGATGCTGACAAAGTAAAGCAGGACTTTCAGGATTGCGTTTCGGCCATGGTTCCAAAGCTCCTCGAAGAAGGGATGGAGCAGGACCAAGCCGTGGCTGTGGCAATCTCCAAGTGCCAAGAGCAGGGTAAATGCCAGCTCACTCCAGATGGCAAGACAGCAGCCTTTGCGGCGGCGTTTGAGGTCCTTGAGATTGACGAGCCAGACTGGAGTAAGTTCCATGTCACGACGGCCACTGGGGAAATCTTTGTTAAACAGGTGGACGATACGGCGCAGACCGAGCAGCCGCCCACGACTCCAGTTAAAACCGAGGATAATGAGGAAAACTTTGGCAGTCCTTTCCTTGAGGCAGCCAAGCAGACCAATGTACTTTTGGGAGCACTGATAAACGAAATCCAAAAGCTGTCTAATAAATTGGATGGCTTATCCAAAACGGATTCGGTACAATCTGAGGAAGCACCTAAAGGTCAAGAAAATAATTCCGAAGCTGACGGAAAGTCAGCAGTGGAAGACGTTGCAGAAAAAAGACTGGATAAATTAAACCAAAGGCTTAAAAATTTAGGTTACTAAACCTTTTTAAGTCAGATTTTAAGGAGGCTTCGGGCCATGGATCCTAAGAAAATCGAGGAGCTGGAGAATCGCGTTAAGAAGGCCGAGGAAGCCGCTAAAAAGGCGGAAGACGAAAAGGCCGCGTTTATTGCTGCTGGCGGCTATAAGTCGGGCGGCAATTCCAACAGCGACGAGCAAAGGTGCTTGCGCTACTTCGGAGCGAAGACCGCTAAGGATCTTCTCGAAGTCAACACCGGACACCCGCGCTTTCAGTCTGTTCCTGCCGAGCTGAAGCATCTTGTCCGCCAGCTCAAGGAAGATTTTGATATTTCCCGTTTGAGCCAGCAAATTTTCCAAGGTGAGTCACGCGACAGCGGCGACACTGTTGCCCATGTTAAGGGTATCCTTGACGGCAGCCACTTCGCCCGCGACGTTCTGGCACCTCGCCTGAAGGCTTTCGGCACTGGCAACGCTGGCGAAGGTCTGGAGTGGGTTCCGACCATGGTTTCCTCGCAGTACATCGAGGAATTTGAGCTGGACCGCCAAGTTGTTGACCAGTTCAAGTCGGTTAACATGCCTTCGAGCCCGTTCGACGTTCCTGTTCAGACCGACGTTACTGTTGCCCGCAAGCAGCCTGAAAGCTGCGACCCGGCCTACATCCTTGCGCCGGCAAACTTCGGCACCGGCAAGATCACGCTGGAAGCCGTCAAGCTGGTCGAGCACATGTGCTTGCCGGAAGAATTGAACGAAGACTCCGCGCCGGCAATCCTTGCTCTGGTGCGTAGCGAAGTGACCGCAGCTCAGGCACGCGCTTGGGAAACTGCGATCATCAACGGCGACACCACTGGTCCTCACATGGACTCCGACGTGACCGCGGCTGAAGATGCCCGCAAGAGCTGGAAGGGTCTGCGCAAGCTGGCGCTGGCCAACTCGGCGACCGTAGGCTTCACTGGCGCTGCTGTGACTACTCCTAAGCTCCGCGACATGCGGACCCTTATGGGCAAGTTCGGCGTGTCTGAGCGTAACCTTGTCTGGATTATCTCCAGCAAGATTTACCAGCAATTCCTGAACCTCGACGAAGTAACAACCGTTGAGAAGTTCGGACCGATGGCAACCATCCTGCGCGGCTCTCTGGCTGCTCTGGACGGTATCCCCATTGTTATCTCTGAGTTTGGCCGTGACGACGTTAACGCCACGGGTGTTTACGACGGCGTGACCACGAACCTTTCGACCGCGCTGCTGGTTAACCGGAGCCGGTTCATGTGGGGTGTCCGCCGCGCTATCCGCGTGAAGGCTTCCATGGATCCGACACCTCCCGGTGATCGGTGGCTGCTGGCCTCTTGGTGGAGGGGCGATTTCAAGGGGCACGCTCAGAGCGCAAGCGAAACCTCGGTTGTACTGGGCGTCAATATCGCGTAAAGCCTCGGCTATGTGGTACATCAAGGGGGGTGCTAGGTTACTGGCACCTCCCTTTATCTTAGAGCGGGCACATGGCAATCAACCCAACGATCATTAACCTCGACCAATTCGATACCAACGCGCTTTTACCATTGGAGTCGAGAGCTCCGGCACTTTATCCGGCGAAGATGATGATCCGCGGAAACTCTTTGCTTTCCTCGGTTTATGTCAAGTCAATATCACCCGGCGCGACTCTTAAGGTTAACTATTACGACACTACAACGGGAAACGAGAACACTGGCGAACGATACGATCTTAACAGCCATGCTTTAATAGACGACACCGCTGCGGGAAAGACATTCCGAGCAGTGATAACGCGGATTCACAATAAACCGCAGGTCGAGGCAATCGTTACAGGCGGGGTTGTCGAGTTCGGCGTGTATATCACTGCAATTGCAGACTTCCCACTTAGCGGGAGCATTTTAGACGGGGCCACGGCGGACCTTGGTGCGGACGGCGGTATCCCCATAACTGTCTATGACCCCAACGACGG